ATTCGTCTGTTGCTGTGCCATCGTTGATATCTGGGGCATCTGAGTACCGGACATGGAAAAAGCATTGCTCCGGGCGATATTTAATAGGCCATCCTGAAACCGATTGCGGCGGGTTCCATTAATCCCCCTGACGATACTTGAAACCGGCTCCCCTTGAGAAAAACCCGCTGAGACACGGTTTAAGATACGTTTTGTCTCGCGGGGGGTATAATCTTTAACGAGGCTTGCCAGGGTAACCCCGGATTGTTTGGCGCCGATCATCATGGGGATGGCCAGCGCCGCCTTTACCACCTTGTCGGTTTCCGGTTCCTTGATCTTCACAGGCTCCTCAATCGCCCCCTCAATCGCCCCGGAATAAAACGCTATTTGTTCCCGGGAGATAATTGGAATAGATTTTTCTACCTCTCCAACGAATTTATCAAACTCCCTGGTCGACCTTATCCTGAGATCCTTATTAATCGCCGTCAAATCCTTTAGGCTGGCAATGGTTTCGCCCTCTTGCATGAGTCGGGCACTTACATATGCCCGGATCTTTGCTAGGGGTGGATCCACCTTTCGGCCTAACCAGTTGCCCAATTGGATTAGGTAGAACTGGTTTTGGATTATGGCATCTTCTAGATCGTCGGGCATTATTCGCCGTCACCATCGCCTGGGGGCAGGAGGGCGGGTAGCCCCTCGAAATCATCCGCCGAAGCAATCTCGCCATGCTTTTCCAGTTTTATTCTGTACTCTTCAATGGTTACAAGTCCGGCCATGACATCTTCGCGCCATTGTGCCTTCTCCTGGGGGGTGAGGGGGATATTTATGAAGTCCTTATTGATATCGACGCTATTTTCTCCAGACCCACCCATAAACGCCTGGGCATCTATCAAGGATAGGTTGGTTGCTGACTCGACATTTCTTACAACAACCCCAAGGATATTTGTCTGGACGCTCTTCTGGACCGCCACCGTATCGGTTGACAGCCCGGACACTTGGGGAGCAACCAGCAGGGAAGCGGCGTTGAAGATGTCCTCTTTTACCCGAGCCATATCAATTGATGATGATTCATTGGGTGTTGCCTGGACGATTTCAGCACCCTCAAACCCCCAGTAAGATTTTCCAGAGGCTAAAACTAGACCCTCGGGGTACTCCAACTTCCATGCTGCCCCGTCAAAATTCTCTGGGGTTTTGCCGAAAAGGGTGGGGCGTAGCTTTCTTACTGACTCATTGCGAATCGCGCTGAGTTCCACATGTCGAGCATTTAGCGTTGCCATTGGATATAGCGGCGCATTGTCCACCTTGTAATCATTCGATTCCGATCCAAAAAATTGAAATGGAATGTGTTTCATTGGCTTCCCGTCTTGGCGCGGCTCTATCAAATTAAATTCATCGGAAACCTGCCCTTTGTCATCCGCTGTGTACACTTTTTGAATGTAATTACCTGAGTTATCATAGGTGAGTACTCGATATGTCGTCACCTTCTCATCTGAAAACTCGTCAACTATTTCGGTTGAAATCTCTTGAAGTACAATCGACCATACAATATCGACGTTTCCGACCTTCCTTGTGTTGACCCTCAATATTGATTCGAAGGGGTAGACGTTAATTGTCGCGACCCTTCCGGCCGATATCGCGTCCGCCTTGGATCCGTCAAAATTTCCGGGGGCAAAGTCTGTTAGCTGACCACCATACCCAATTGACGCATTTTCAGATACCGACTCTTGTATAACTTGCTCCAGAGTCTTGCCTGACCCATCCGCATTAACCCTCATATATTCAAGGCTATCGCTTAGGACAATCTCTGTTTTCTTGCGGAATACAGCACCGACACTGCCCGTTTTTGTCATGCCGACAGCGGGAAGCAGGGTTGCTCCCTTGATAAAATTGTAATCATCATTTGATAGCGGGGTGGCTGTGTAAACTTTTTTACAACTCCTCCCCGGATAGAAAAGAATACACTTCCAAACGTCAGGATCGAGAATGTCACCCGATGCCATCAGCCTAATAAGCTGAACTTTGTGGAGGTTGTCATTGTGCCTTGAGTCGCCTGTTATCGTTTTCATTTATAGCCCCGAAGTAGGAATGTGTTGAAAAGGTTTCTTTATAGGATAGTCGAAAGTGATAAAATATCCAAGAGCATCATTCGGATGGTCATTACCGCTCTTTTTATCAGGTTCCCCGTTTTTGTCAAATACCTGCTGTTCGAGGCAATCCGTTGTAACTGGGCACATTCTGGTATTTACGAAATACTTCCTTGCCCCCTTACCGTTGAAGATCATTGCATTTACGCAATTGATACGATCTCTCACTCTGGGGTTTGACTTCTTGCATCGGACCGTGAACCCCGCAGACCTGAGTTGTGAGATATCGGTGAGTCCTGCACAATTTGATTTATTATTATCGCCCGAGCTATCGGGGTAAATATTTAGCTTCCTGTCTTTGTATCGATCTTCCAGAATGGTAATCATCGCTGGGGTATCTCTGACCTCTAGTATCTCATCTACGGCAATGACCTTATCCCCACGTTTCACGTGGATAATTGCCGACATATTATTTACGTTGAAATCCATCCCGATAAATAGGCACTCTTTGCCATCGTCAACCTCATTTGAGTGATTCTTGACCCTATCGAAATCAGCGTAAATACTGCCACTGGTTAGATTTACAAACTTCCCATCTATGTAGGCATCGACAAGTTGCGCCGGATATGTGGCATAAAGGGAGGGGATATAGCTGTCCGGTAGGTTAATCTCATTCTGGCGGGTGGAGGCTACTACATGCCCGTAAAGCTTTGCCAACTCTGGTTTTGCGGTGACCTGCTTCACAAAAAAATCATGTATCCAGTTGAAACCCTCGGGCGTACTGGTGAAATCTGCGGAGGGCACTTTGTAATCCCGGCGCTTTGAGGATAGACGGGCGATTATCTTGACCCAGGCCTCTTGCGCCTTCTCCTTTTTCATGGTATCCACCTCATCGACCATGGCGTGCGAGATATCGAATCCCACAATTGACTTGGGTTCATCCATGGAGCGGCACATTACTGTAGCGTATTTGGACCCGTTTATGTACATTTCCACAAGGTGTTCGGCCTTTTTCACCTCAGTCCAACAGGGGACACCCAATAGATCGCCGAATTCTAGGGCCGTTTCTTCCATGGTGGGATAGAAAATATCTCTAACCTGGGGGTAGGTGGGGGCGAAGTATCCAAGTTTGATTCCAGGGTATTTCGAGGCCAGCATCCAGTCGCGAGTACATCCAACAAATGTTTTCCCAGACCGATACCCGCCGACAAATGCCCTAAAAGGCTTTTGAATATTAAGAAATTGACCCTGGGGGACGTTTAAACTTAGGGGGTGAAATTCCTCACCTTCTCTAATCTTTCTGGGAGGCATCTGCCACGGGGATGGTTATTTCTATGGGGGTGGGTTTTGCACCTACGTCCTCGGTTTTGTCGATTAGGCCGAGTTCACGGGAGATAATAGAGGCGTTTAATAGGTCGGCTGCTGCACCTGTAAGTTTTTGCTCATATATACATTTACGGACATGTTCAACGACTCCTAAAAAGTCATCCTTTTTTGAGTAGTTTTTCAACGTATCTTCCGTAATCCCCATGTGCAAACATAGACCGTTTATGGTCATTGCATGCATTTTCTCAACCTTAGTTTTATGGGTAGTTCCTTGGAAAGAGAAGACTTTTTGCTCCATCAATGGATTGTCGTCTATCCATGCGAAGTATTTACACGCTTCATCCCACAACTCTTTTGGTGTGTTAAATTTTGGAGGCCTACCAAAAGGCTTTGATATTTCCCACAAGGACTTACGCTTTACCTCAGTTTCCTCAACATCTGCTTCATCATCACTCATCATACCCCCTGGGTAAAATAATAAAATACGGTCTCAGACCGATAGGGGGAGTTTACAGCGGGTATTCTTAAAAGTCAAATAGTGCTACTCGGATTATTCTGTAATATTTCCAATATCGCCTTGAGTTTATCGGTCATTGGTGGGCTCCCTTATCTAAACCCTTGATCCAATCCATAATATGCTCCTCGTAGTATTTATCACTCACATTCACCTCGATAGCCTCGGCGTCTTTAACCGCCTTAGCCTCATCATGTTTTGTGTATTCATCGCCAACATCAACCCCGTGCCGAACCCCCATCCAATAAGCCTTGGTGATTGCCAGTTCTTGACCCTCCTCAAGCTCTTTGATGCGGGATTCTAATACCCTAGCCCTCTCAGCATATATAGACATACCTGCGAGCTTCCATTTATCTAGATCTTCGCTTAGTTTCATTACTTATACTCCTGAACATCAGCGGAAAACGTCATAACATCCGTAAAATGCCCAAATACAGCGTATTGATTAGCCTTTGTATGCGTTGCCATAAAGCAGGCAGTTGCTATCCCAAACCATAACATGCAAATAGCGAACATTGAAGCGAGAGTCAATTGTATCTTTGCTTTTGTAATTTCATCCATCCTTCACTCCTAAATAAAATTTAAATTCCCCCGCTGTGGTGGGCGGGGGTTAGATATTTGATGTGTTAAGACTTTGTTCGGCACGATACCTATACAAGGCCATTATCTTATCGTATTCTTTAACATCTATCATTGTAGACATTTTAGAATCATGTTCTCTTTATCAAATACCTGCCCAGCATCCTCCGCCGCCTCCTTGTGACTATCCATCAAGTGTAAGTCTCCGTCGTCCATAACCCCGATAGATGGGGAATAGTGAACCACGTTGTACCCGTTACCCTCGTCGTCAATGGAGGTGTAGACGGTCTTGTCTAACACCCCTGGGTTAAGCTTTGCGAAGTCCTGCAAATTATCTATATACTCTCTTAACATCATCTCAATACTCCAAAATTAAAAAAACCCCAATTCTGAACCAGTACCAGTGGTCAAAATCAGGGATTGAATACTATCTAAAGGCTCTGGTACAGCCGTGTATTTGTTTATTATAGCGGGGTGGGGGTGGGGAGTCAAACCCCTTCTATCTCTACCCCATCCGAATTAAAAAACGCTACCCGTTCAATTGGTATCTCTGTAGCGCATATTTCCTTGACCCATGCTCCGCCTAACCTTGTAGCTTTGTATGTCTGGGAATTCTCGGAAGGTTCTACTTGTAGCTTTGTATGTCTGGGAATTCTCGGAAGGTTCTATTGCGCCTAACTCCAACAACCTCTCCGTCCCATCCTTAATCGCCGGAGCATCAGCCCTTGGGTGCTTAATCGGACTGCAAAAATAATGTAGCAATAGCTCCACATTGCTTGGTGAGCCTATTTGTGTAATAACTTTTTCCATCTCTCTCTCCAAATTAACTAAAAAATTGTATAATCGGGCCAACCTTCAACTATTCCTTGTATAATCGGGTCAAACCCTACCAAAACTATTGATTCTCAAAATCTCACCTGTAAGATTAAGCCAAGCAAAGC